GAATAACATCAGTGTAGGGGACGGCAGTTCTATTAATTTCAACAGTGAAGATTGGAAACCAGCCACTATAATCAATGCCAATCCTGCAGCCAGAGGAAATGGATTTACAGATCAGGGCATGATCTCTCTGTATAGGTATTTTCAGGGACAATGGGAAATTGCTCATAATTTTGTGAGTCCCCGCCAAGCAGCATTTGAACAATTTGGCAGTGCTATCTCAATTGGTGTATCCGGCAACACCTATTACATGGCAGTGTCGGCAGTGGGCTCGCTGTGCGACCCGGCACTAGGAGCCAATACAGGTCGAGGCCGCGTATATCTATATTTCTACAACGGTACAGAATGGCAGCATTTAGAAAACACCAAATACCTAGGATTATATCAGACATCGTCTCTAATATTCTATCCGGCCGGATCGATAGTATGGTATCAGGGAGATTTGTATGAATCGGTGATTGACAATCAAGGTGGCGCAATATTACCCACGGTGCTGACTAATTGGAGAAAATTAGATCCTGTGTCCACGCAATGCTCATTGCCAACAAATGTGGCCATGGATGATGACGGATCAACACTTGCAGAAGGCCTATTGAGTACAAGCCAGTTGGCAGAACTAGTCAAGGACGGAGACCAATTTGGTATAAGTTTGACCATGAGTCGAGATGGCTCAGTGTTAGTTATAGGCGCCCCTAATTCAGACGGACAGTATTTTTCTAACTACAAAGGCAATTGGAATCTGTACCAGGAATACACAGAAGGCGATGTGGTCAAATGGCAGGGCGGATATCACAGGTTGATAGATGCAACTACATCATCTATAACCAGTCTAGCAGATTATCCAGATAACGGATTGCCTTGGTCAAATATAGGCGACAGTGCGTCACCTTCCACCGGCAAGATTTTTATATATGAAAGAGATGCCAATAACAGATATTCCCTGCTACAGACCATAACTGCAGATTCACTGTCAGATATCAATGACACCGGAAACGGTGGAATTATAGCGTCCGGAGATCAATTTGGATTTGCCATAGACATAGATGCCGCCGCTACTACCATTGTGGCCAGTAGTCCGTTGGCAGATATTACCAAACAGAATCAAGGTGCTGCCTATGTGTTTAAATTTGACAGCGATTCTTCTGTGCGTCAATTTAGATTGAAACAAAAATTACAGAGTTTTGAATATTTCACCAATGAATATTTTGGTTCCAGCATATCTATAAGTCCATCTACAGAAAAGATCGTAGTGGCTGCCAAGAATGCAGGATACTCTATTACCACGCAATTTAATTTTACAACCTTTGACAAACGTAGAACTACATTTTCCGATCCTAGGGGTTTCCCAGGACAGGTCTATGTCTATCAACGAAAAGACACTGGTTATTTCTTGGTAGAAAAACTAGAAGCAGAGTTTCAGTCAGGTGAATCGTTTGGATACTCTATCGACACCACCAGCTCAATCATTGTGGTGGGTTCACCTACTTATCAAGTTGACGGCGCTCCAGCAGGACGAGTAAGACTGTTTAAGACATCTACTGATACAGATAGTTTTAAAACTATCGGTCAACAAAACAAACTTATAGATGTTGATCTACTGCAAAACATTGAATTATTTGACAATGTTAACAACATAAAAATCACTGATCTGGATATTGTAGATGGATATAAACTAAAAATACTAGGAATAGCCGAACAAGAAATTAGCTTTAAAACTGTGTATGATCCTGCAATCTATATCACAGCCACTGAAGAACAGGTTATAGATGAAACTCAGGCATGGTTCGAAAAACCTGTGGGACAGATATGGTGGGACCTTAGCACGGTAAAATATTTGAATTATGAACAAGATGATTTTGCCTACAGAATTGGCAATTGGAATTCGCAGGTAGTCGGGTCTTCTATAGATATCTATGAATGGGTAGCAAGTCCGTTACTACCATCAGAATGGAGCATCTTGGCAGATACCGTAGAAGGTCTTGCAGAGGGCATATCTGGTCAGCCAAAATTCATAGATGATACTGTGTACAATACCAAAGTATTTTTTAACCCCAATACCGGGCTGGCCACAAGCACACTACACTACTATTGGGTAAAATCTAAAACTACCTTGCCGTCATTGGCTCAGCGAAAAATTTCCGCCAGCGCCATACAGTCGGCCATTGCTAACCCCATAGGCACAGGTGCTGCATTTATGGCAGTGATCGGTGAGGACAAATTCTTAGCTTATAATTTGCCCACTGTGATCAACACTGATACTGCGTTAATTAATTTTGAATACATCAAAAATCGCAAGCAGTTGAACGCAGTTCACAGAGAATATCAATTGTTGACCAACGGTGTTGCTGACAGCTTGCCTACGGCTACACTTGAAGAAAAATGGTTAGATAGTCTTGTGGGTGAAGATCGTGCTGGTAACGCAGTTCCAGATCCAAAACTTCCCGCAAAGAAAAAATATGGACTCGGTGTAAGACCCCGTCAAAGCATGTTTGTGAATAGAGACAAAGCATTGAAAATTGCCATAGACAATATCAATGATATCTTATTGACTAGACCGTTTGCAGATACTATTAACTTTGAAAATCTCAATAAATTAGATCCTATTCCCGGACAGCTATTAAATCAGTACGATGTTATCGTTGATTCTAATATTGATCTCGAACAAGTGGGTACTGTAAAAATTCGCCAAGCAGAGTTTTTTGCAAATATTATCAATGGTGAAATTGATACCATTGATATTGTAGATCCAGGATTTGGATATAGAACTGTGCCATATGTAGAAATCCAAGGAGATGGATTTGGAGCCACAGCAGTGATTACACTTAACAATCAGGGCAAGGTCAACTCCATAACACTTACATCAAAAGGAAAAAAATACTCCACAGCCATAGTGAAAATCAGACCATTTTCGGTGTTATTAGTCAGTGACAGCACAGCCAATGGATTTTGGAGTATCTATGGATGGGACCAACAACGCAGAATTTTTTACCGTAGCAAATCTCAAGGCTATGATACCACTGTCTATTGGGAACTTATAGATTGGTGGGATCAAGGATATTCTCCGAGCTCAAGAATAATTAAAGAAATTGACAATATCTATCAAGAACCTTCTATAGAAACCCAAGTGGGAGATCTAATTAGAATAAAAGAATATTCTAATGGTGGATGGGCAGTATTGGCGAGAACTGAAGAGGATCAAGGAACCCTGTTGGACAACTACAATCTTGTGGGTAAACAGCGTGGCACAATAAGAATCAAAGATATATTGTACAATAGACTGGTCAACAGCTTGGGTTATGACAATGTGGGATCCTATGATGCTGCCTTGTACGATCTTCAACCAACCAAAGAACTGAGATTTATCCTTAAGGCCGCCAAAGAAAATATTTTTGTTGATGATCTCACAGTGGAATGGAACAAGTTGTTCTTCTCATCTATCAAGTATGCTTTCTCAGAACAGACCTACATTGACTGGGCATTCAAGACCAGTTTCTTAAACGCCACACATAACGTTGGTGCATTAGATCAACCTAAAAATTACAAAAATGACAATCTACAAAGTTTTCAACAATATATAGAAGAAGTAAAACCCTATAGAACCAGCATTAGAGAATATACCAGCAGATACACCAATCTTGATATCAATGGTGCTGCAACTTCTGACTTTGATCTGCCACCAGCCTATTCAGTTAGAGATGGAAAGATACTGCCTGTAAATCAATACTACAATAGACTTGATGAATACCCTTGGAAGTCTTGGCAAGAAAATAACGGCTACTCAATCACTGCTATTTCTGTATCCTATGGTGGTAGTGACTACACATCACCTCCTACGGTATTAATTCAAGGCAATGGATCAGGTGCCACAGCACAGGCATTTGTTTCCAACGGCAGAGTATCAGGCATACAGGTCATCACTCAAGGATCTGGGTATACGGGTATTCCTGTAATCAGTCTAGTTGGCGGTAATGGAGCATCAGTGAACATTGCAAAAGCAGCAGCAGTGCTGGGCAGCAGCAAGGTAAGATCTTTTGATATCACTATGAGATTTGACAGAACCAACAAAATAGGAACTTATAGTCAGTTGTCAAATACTCAGTCGTTTACAGCCACCGGATCAAGTGCAATCTTTGATTTAATCTATGCACCTACTAGAGATAAAACCAAGATTTCAGTGATAAAAAACAATCAAACAGTGTTGAATACAGAATATGAAATAGATCTCTATACATCCAGTACAGACACCTATGGGTTGTTAAAAGGAAAAATAAAATTCTATATATCACCCTTGGCTGGAGATGTAATTGTTGTTACCTATGAAAAGAATGATCTATTATTAGACAGTGTGGATAGAATTAACAAATATTACGCTCCAACAAGTGGTATGAAAGGACAAGAATTAGACCAGCTAATGACCGGTATAGATTTTGGAGGTGTGCAAGTGCAGGGCACAACCTTTGAAGTTACCGGAGGCTGGGATGCTCTTCCTTGGTTTACAGACAGTTGGGACAGTGTAGAATCCAGCAATGATTTTTATTATGTTGCAGACGGCAGTACCACATTTGTGTCCTTGCCTTACACTCCAGAAAACAATCAGCCAATATCAATCTATATTCAACGATCAGGAACTAATCGACCTATCAGAATCGACGACCCGTTGTACGATCCCAGTTTAGATTCCAGTGTGCGCACAAATGCTAATGCAGAAATGCCAACATTTATCGGAGATGGTTCTACAAAAATTATAGAAATACACAGATACCTAAGTACTCAGCCTGGTGATACACTAATCTTCAGAAAATTAGATAGTGACGGATCTGTAACAATCAGTGATGTAAATCTTCTAGACACTAGGATCAGTGGCGGTACATTAGCCAATATAGGCGGCGCCTATGTTTCAGCATCTGGAATGACTCCAGAAGAAATAGTCATAGACGGTGAAAAATTTGTCAGTCCGGATCAAGTACCAGCACCTGAGGAAAATGTTCCAGGACAAATTCTAGACAGTGTAAGTATAAAAGTTTTCAACAAAACTGATCCAGGAGCTGCTCCTTTACAACATCGTGGATACATAGGGGATGGATCTACTCGTAGATTCAAGATTGGACTTACCATAGTAGAATCTAAAGCAGTCACAGTATATGTGAATAAAATCAAACAGGAATACATTGGAGATAGCACTATTAATTTCAGTATTGATTTTGTGGAAAATGAAATTGAATTTAATCTTGCCCCTGCAATCAGCGATATAATAGAAATTGTATCTATAGGCATAGGCGGTATTGGAATAATCGACTACCAAGAATTTGTAGCCGACGGCACAACAAACTTGTTTTTAACCAATGCTCAGTATGCACAGACTTCAGCAGTGTTGGTCACACTAGATGGTGAAGAAATAGATACCGGATTTGTAAACAGCTCTGATTTTATCAGCGTTGAAAACAAAACCATGGTTCAATTTGGAGTAGCACCAGGATTTAGGCAAGTGATAAAAATAATATGTTTTGAATCCAGTGAATATTCTAATTCTAATAATCTCAGTTTTGTTAGAATAAATCAACAGACTGTGCCGTTTGACGGCAGCACTCGCAGTATTCCTGTAGATCAATTTGTTAATCTACAAAGATCGTCTGAAATATCTTCGGTGCTAGTCAATGTCAATGGAACTTTCTTACAGGGAATCGATACCACTTATCTTGTATATGACGGTACAAACAATAATATCACCTTGGGAGTAGATCCTGCAGAGTCTATTGGAACTATTACGTCGGGTGGTATAAAGGTCTATATCAACGAAGTGTTACAACAGTTTGTGATTAATTTTACCTATAACGGAAACGAAAATTTAATCAACATTCCCGCAGAAAATCTCACACTAGGTGATGTTATAAGAATAGAAACTAATGTAAGAGCTGAATATTCTATAGTTGGAAATAATCTTGTGATTCCTGCCACTGTGGATCTGTCTCTCAATGATGATATACAGATAATCTGTTTCAGTGAATATCCAACACTGAATATGATTACCGACGAATATACCGGAGGTCGTATACAGTTTCAACTGCCAAGACAACCTATAGATGAGAATTTTATTTGGGTGTATAAAAATGGTCAACGATTGACCAAAGATGCAGACTACAGATTAGATGCTCCAAGATCAGTGATATATCTCACAGAAGATTCAACAGTGAATGATCTTATAAAAATAGTGCAGTTTGGCAATATCATATACAAACCAAATCGTGCATTTGAAATTTTCAAAGACATGCTCAACAACTATCATTACAAACGGCATTCAATATCAAAAACTATTAGACTGGCCAAAGCACTAAACTACTATGACACTGAAATTGAAGTCACTAACAGCAGTGAATTATCTAATCCTATACCGAGTAGACGAATTCCCGGAGTGGTTATCATTAACAATGAGCGTATTGACTATTTTGAAAAGAATGGCAATATTTTGTCACAGATACGTCGTGGCTGTTTTGGCACAGGAATTGCAGAAATCCATGCCGCAGGCAGTTATGTTATAAATGCAGGTGCCAATGATACTCTGCCCTATACAGAGAATCAAGAAAAATTTAATTTTATTAGTGACGGTAGTACATTACTGATTGGTCCTCTAGATTTTACACCAACTCAAGCAGTTCGAACTAGCTGGTACAGAAATTCTATTCCTTCTAGCTACGGTGCCTGCGATCAAGTGGAAGTGTTTGTGTCGGGCAGACGATTGCGTAAAAATCCTTTAGATGTATATGTGGAATCTAATGGAGCCAGCAGTCCATCGGCAGACGAGATTGTAGAAGCTGAATTTTCAGTGAGTGGAACTACTCCCTACATCAGGCTGACTGAACCTGTGGCTGCGGGGGCTAAAATTACAATTATAAGGAAATTGGGAAGAATATGGTATGAGAGAAGTGAATTTTCTGCCAGCAAGGGTGTGACACTGTTGTCTAATCACACTCCTATTGCAGAATTCATTGCTGCCAAGACCTCTGAATTGCCCGAATAAATACTACTATGAATAACCAACACGAAAACATCATGCCAAACAACAGCGAAAAACCTGAAAAACTGCCCAATGAAACCGGCGGATTTCATTTTGAAGGTCACATAAAGATATTTGATCCAACTACCGGCGAAGTTTTAATCGACAAAAGAAATGCAATTCATTATGAAAACATGAGTGTAGCCATGGTTAACAGCCTTAGCAATCAAGGTCAAGGCACGCTATATCAAATGGTGTTTGGCAACGGCGGTACCAATGTTGATCCCACAGGTCTTATTACCTATTTAACACCCAATACAGTGGGCATAAACACCAGCCTATATAATCAAACATTCCAAAAAGTCATAGATCAAAACGCTATAGAAAACGTTGACCCCATAAGAAATAAAATGCAGATCCGTCACATTAGCGGAGCCACCTATAGTGATATCATCATCAGTTGCATATTAGACTACGGTGAGCCAGATGGCCAGGAAGCCTTTGACAACAGTGTGGATATGAGTGGTAATTTTGTGTTTGATGAATTGGGATTGATATCCTTTAACCCATCAGGAACCGGAAAGTTGTTGACACATGTGATATTCCATCCTGTGCAAAAGTCATTGAATAGACTGTTACAAATTGACTACACGATACGTATTCAAAGTTTAACCAGTTTCACTGAGGTCTAAAAATGCCATATATTGTTAATTTTACAGACAAAGACAACAAGTTACCAATCACGGTATACGATAATACTTCCAGCACAGATACCAGTTTGACATTTCCTGGTAGAAATGTCACAGGCTACGGTCAGACAATAGCTGAAAATTTCCTAGCACTGTTAGAAAATTTTGCCAAAGAAACACAGCCGGTGAACCCTGTTGAGGGTCAGTTGTGGTATAATACCACTGACGGTGTTCTTCAGTTATGGGACAGTACCGCCTGGAAAGCAGCCAGCAACATTCAAAAAGGTGGAGTTGAACCTTCTACCGAACAGTCAAAAGTTGGAGAACTATGGGTAGACACAACTAATCAACAACTGTATGTTTACAGTGGCACACGCTGGATTCTAGTAGGACCTAACTTTTCAACAGGATTACGAAGCGGCCCCATAGTGGAATCTATTACAGATTCTGATAACGTATCTAGAGTGGTACTGATATTTTACATCGAAGATATCCCGGTAATTATATTCAGCAAGGATAGTTTTACTCCGAAATTATCTCTTTCAGGATTTATTACCATTAAGTCCGGTCTAAACATCACAGAAAATAATATTGGTCTTGGTGGATTTGATACCAAAATATATGGAGCTGCGACGTCTGCCGAATCGTTGATTGTTTCAGATGTTGAAATTCCCGCAGCTAAATTCCTGCGTTCTGATATCGTCAATACTACTGAATTTGGCATCAATGTTAGAAATAATCAAGGCATCACTATTGGAGTCAACGGCACATTCAGTCTTACCACATCTGATGTGGCCTCTAGAATTTATGATTCAACTCCAGGTGGCAGTATTGATTTACAGATAAACAATGATGGTATTCCATCTACAGTACTACGAGTAATTGGTAACACAGTGGGCATCAATGTGTTATCGCCAGATGAAGCCTTACATGTTGATGGCAACATTAAAACTAATGGATCGTTAATACTTACAGGCACTACAGCAAGTTCTAATTTCAACAACGGTACATTTAGAACAGCTGGCGGTGCTGCAATTACAAAAAACTTGCTGGTAGGTGACGGTCTTAAAGTTATCGGAGTCAGCGAATTTGATAATACGCAGCCGGCTGCTACTGATTTTTATGACAGTGGTACAGTGTTGAAACGTTGGAAAAATGTCAGAACTAAAAATTTAATTGCTGAAACCATCGAAGGAGTACTGACCGGAAACATTGTTGGCAATGCATCTACAGCAACAAACTTAAAATTTACATCAACATTTAAAATGGAAGGAGATGTAACAGCTCCGTCTTTTATATTTGATGGCCAGGTGGGAGGAAATACCAAAACATTTACCACCACCTTGACTTCGGCATTGATTAGTAGCAAGGATGAACCTTTTCCTTTAATATCGACTCCGCTAGATACCGTATTAGTTTTTCGACCCAGTCTTGGTCTGATCAAAGAAACACGAAACACTTTTGTTGCTGATTTAGCTGTGCCGATTGGCGCCATATTGCCTTATGCCGGAGCAGAAGCTCCATATGGATATGTATTGTGCGACGGCAGCGAACTTGAACAGACAAAATATTCCGACCTATATGATGTTATTGGCGTAACCTACAATGGAGTAACAGCTCTTAACGGTATCAATACGTTTAGGGTACCGGATCTTAGAGGTAGATTCCCGCTCGGAAAAGACAACATGGATAATGCCTTTACTGTGCCTAATAGCACAGGTGGCTTTATTGATGCAGGAGGTGGAAATGTAGATAGAGTATCTGGTACCGCTCCCGACAATCTTGGTGACAGTGGTGGACAAAGTGCCAACACGCTTACTGTGTTGAATCTACCAGATCATGAACACAACATGAAAGGATCAACTGGACAGCAATATTTTGCGACTAGAGTAGATAGTGCTATTCCTAGTGATGTGGGATCTTTCTCAGAAAAAGGCCCAACTACTGTGGGACAAAGTCAATATATCCCCAGCTCGGGTGGTATCAAAACTGCTGGAACATTGGGGCAAGAATTTTCAGTTATAAATCCGTTTTTGACATTGAATTATATTATTCATTCTGGTCCGCCAGCATTCTAAGGTAAAAACAAATGGCATATACAATTAACAAAACTGACGGAACAATTTTAGCCACAGTGGCAGACGGTCAGATAGATGAGTTATCAACAGATCTTACACTCATAGGAAAAAACTACAGCGGCTTCGGTGAATCAATTAATGAAAATTTTGTCAAACTATTGGAAAATTTTTCCAGCTCTAGCCAACCTACAAGTCCTATTAGAGGACAGATTTGGTTTGACGTAAGTGAATTAAAATTAAAGGTATACAGTGGAACCGGCTTTGTACCAGTAAGCTCTGCCACAATATCCAGTCAACAACCCTTGAATCTAGGTGTGGGAGACCTATGGTTTAATGATTTGGCCAAGCAGTTGTATTTCTTTGACGGCACAAATACAATATTATTGGGACCAGATTATTCTGTGCTTCAAGGTATTAGTGGACTAAAGGTAGTGAATATTCTAGACTCACTGAATCAAAATCGAGTGGTGGTATATCTCTATGCCAACGGCATATTGCTGGGTATTTTTTCCAAAGATGCATTCACTCCCAAATTGCCTATTGACGGATTCAGTGGCAGTATTATACCTGGATTCAGCGCAGGAACATTGGCTGGATTGAAGTTTAATGTTACTGTGACAAACAGTGAAAAACTTGGAGGTCAGACTGCGAGCCTATATGTTAGAAACGATACAAGTAATATTGTTAACGGCCAGATTATTATTTCATCAAAC